ACTTTTTCTCTGCGCCGACCGCCGCTGCACCACCAACAATCTTTCGAATGTTGCTTGATGCCGCGTTAAAATCACTAATTAGTCGATCATGATTACTATTATCTTCCGCCATTGTACTCCCTTTCGTGACAGATGCAATCACAGTTTTCGATTGCAAAACATCTTGCGTGCATACCATTATTACAATATCCAGTTTTTGCTATTTCAACAAGATTAAAATCATCATCAAAAATTACTTCTTGTGTAAGCAATCCAAGATTAACCTTATCATTCATTTCTGTTTTATAAAATTCAGCAAAATTAATCCCAATTAATTCCTGATATTCAAGATACTTTTGATAGTCTCCAATTCCATAAATTCCTTGCTCTACTCCAAGAAGAACATCTCTTTGAACTCTTTGAGAATACATCTCTATGTTATTCCAAGAGTCTTCGCCTTGTTTTTTATCTTTCCAAATTTTTGGATCTTCTTCACGTTTGTAGAAATGCCATGCAAGCATTTTGTGTGGAGCATATATGTGCCATCCTCGTGTATATGCGCGAATGGCAAAACATAACTCTTCTCCCATAAATGAGATTCGCTCATCATACGGAATTTCATTTACAATAAATCCAGGCGCAAAAAGAATTCCTGCAAGAATAGTATGAGAATAGTTTGGATTTTTTCTATCATAAAGTTCTTCTCTATTCCCAGCCCACACTCCAGTCCAAGTATTTACTACACTTGTCCAAGATGGCTTGCTCCAAAAATATTTATCATTTTTTGGATAGTATTCAGAACCATCTGTAAGAATTTGATATGGTGCAGCAAATTGACTCAGAATAATTTTTTCTGTTCCTTGTTCTTTTTGACACCACTCTAGCATTTGCTTATATTGTGTATCCCATCCTTCAGCAAATCTCATATGTGAATCTACTTGAAAGAAATAATCCTCTCCATCATATAATTCCATTGCAAGTTTACGAGCATATCCTGCGCCTCTAGCATCTCTTGTATGCATTTCAACAAACTTAACTTGATTTCCAAGCCAGTCAACTCGCCTATGTTTATTTTTTAAGTCTTGTGAAATAATTCCAAAGACCAAATCTTCTGGTTTGTCTGCATTATTGTAAAGACTTTTAACTGTCTTTGGCAATTCTTCATCACGATATGAGGCAATGGAAATAAAGATGCTCATTTTATTTGTTGCACCCCAGGCTGATCATAAATTGGATCAAGAGTTGATTCAATGCCAGCATTCTTTAGCATCTTTTTGATAATCTGAAAATACATTGCCATCTTTGTTCTTTCACCTTCAGATAAATGACGCCACTCGCTTTCATAAAACCTAATGCCAAGATACTTTCCATAATCAACAATGTCAACAGTCATATCTACTGGCATCTTTACTGAACGAATGGCCATGCTAACTTCTGGCGTATAAATCATTCAATCTCCATAGTCAAGCGCTCCCAAGTAACAAACCAATCATCTTTTGTCTTGTGTGCGTTAAATTCCTTATCAATTTTACCATCTTTAAGATAAACTCCCCCCCAGACTCCCCATTCCTTATTGGAAATTCCAGAGGCGAAACATTGTTGATTCACTGGGCATCGCTGACAAATGTGATCAACAGCCTTTGCAACATGCTGATCTTCTTCGTATTTGTCAAAGAATAGATTAGTATCTATCCCTAAACATTCTGCATTATCCTTCCACCTGTGCATCTGCTCTCCCGATAATATTGGGAAGATACCAGCCGTCCTCAGTTAGCGGAAAGACCTTTTTCTTCATCCATTTACCGCCACGAAATATTCCATCGACACCAAATATCGCATTGTTACTGTTGGTGTACTTGACTACATCGTAGCCGTCCCATTCAAGATCGCCCCGTGAACGAACGATCTCTTCCATTTCTTCTAGACTAGTTACTAGCATAGTTTAGTTCTCCTGCTTCCATAGTAAAGATAACTCGCTTAATCCCTACCTGCTCAATGAGCGAGGCACACTTTGGACATGGCTTGCTATCTCTATCTTCGCCTCTTTTGCTGATTCGTGCAACATAAATAATTGCACCCTTTACGTTATCTTCTCCTGCTTCACGAATTGCAACTTCTTCAGCATGATAAGAACAATTTGTTTTGATATGTTCTGGTGAAACAATTGCTGGATGATTTCTATTCTTATTCCATCCAGTTCCCAAAACTCTGCCGCCCTTTACTACAACAGCGCCATGGGTATTTCTTGCGTTTGACTTTGCAGCAAGATATCTTGCAACACTCAAATACGATCGATCACGATTTGAAAGTCCCATGGCATCTCCTAGTATCGGAAAATGCCAGTCTCCACTCCAGCCAACTCAGCCGATGCCGCCAACTTCGACGGTCGCTGATTCGGGGTAGAGAGAAAAGCAAAATAGTTAAAGGACGATATGTTCTCTTCAATGTATGAAGGTGGAACTTTAAAGAATCGAACCTTAATTCCACGCCGCTTTAATCCATCCTCTGAAAGATTACAAAACTCGGAGGTGAATGAATTTATTTGTGCTGGACCTGCTGAATAGACATAGAACTCTTTGTCTGTGCAAGATGAAAGGGCTACTCCCATAGCACGCATAAATACTGTGTAATCAGAGAACTCTTTGGTTCCCTGTACGGCGACGTTCATTTTATTCCTTTCCCTGTTCCTGTAGTTCATCTAGGATTGTCAGCAACTTATTGAGTTGCTTTGGTGACATTGACATTGTATCAATTGGACGAGCAGTTGTAAAGTCTGGCTCTCTTGTGGTTTCTGATTCATAAAACACATTATCATAAACCCAATATGCTTTATCTCCGTAAACTGCTACTCTCACAACTTCCTGATCTTCATCGTCTATGATGAAGTCTTCATCTTCTTCAATTTGATCTTTATGTCTGTTTCGTACTACTATAAACAATAGTGCGCCTACTGTCAATACCCAAGGTATTATTGCGAGTAAGGCCATGTAAGCCTACCCCCTTCGTGGAAAAAATTGTCCTTGCCAAGTATTTTCTGTAGGTTGTTCTGTCTTTGATGCCTCTGACTCATTTGCATATAAAGCCTGCTGTTGCCTAATAGCGGCGGCTCGTGACGGATGCGTACCCATGACTCTGCCTGTAGGTCCGACAACTTGATATTGTGATCCACTTCTTCTAATATCATAAGGCATATTCTAATTATATCCTAGTTAGAAAATTTTGGTACGGCGAGTGGGATTTGAACCCACGATTCCCAGTTTATAAGACTGGTGCCAAAACCAGGCTAGGCTATCGCCGCTCGTCATTTAATATGACACTAGTGCAAAAATATTCCATGTAATCAAACAAAGTGTAATTAATACCATTACAATTGATATGATTGGAATTCTGCCACGGCCAGCATCAAGCGCAAGAAGTATAAGGTTGCTTGCAAGATTAAGAATAAAAAAGACTAGTGTTGCAATAAGAAATGCGAATGTCATTTTGTTCCTTTCGGTTGAACAATATTTTACTAGAGCATTCCGAATGAGTCAAGGTAGTCAGCAAAATCTTTTGGAATTTCATCTGGTGGTTCCCACCTACGATTTTCATTGTCTTCTTGCTCATGCTTTTTGCTGATTGATTTCCAATCATGAATCTCAATCTCTTGATTGGCATTGCGAGGAGTATGGGCGATTGCATTGTACACCGCGCCAGTAACAGCGTCAGACAAGTCCTTGCTTCCCTTACGAGGGTGATCAACCTTCTTGTCAGACACAATTCGCAGTTCGCTCATTTCTTCAAGTAATAAATCTAAATGTGGCATAAGAATGCGATTTTCATAGTAAAGCATTGCAAGATCTTCATAGTGTTTCTTACCCACAGACAGTGTATCTGTGTTTATTCCAACAGACTTTAGTTCTTGCTGAATATCAAATGATTGCCAGCGGTCAAAGGTGACGAGGCCAATTCTAAATCCTTGCCTGCGAAAATTGACAATCCAATCTTTTACTTCTGAAAGATTAACTGGACCCTCTTTCTTTGGTTCCCACCAAACCACTGCATCAACAATAACAAATGGATGAATTTGTGTATAGTCGTTGAATGTTCTGACTTGTACCCATTTATCTACATGCGCGATAGCAATAGCACATTTGTCATGCTTTTGCGCAAGGTCAGCGTGAAGAAAGTATCGAATGTCTTCGTTCGGCTCCCATCGCTTTTCTATGCGCTTGAATGAGTCAATAGGGTTGGAGAGCGTCATCGCTCTTTCTAGCGCCTCACGATCCTTGAAAAAGGCATCTGAAAAGAATGATGGCATACAAGCAAAACGTTGCATTGCGTCTGCATAGTCTGATAAAAATGATATTTTAAAATCTTCTATGCTGCGTGTAGGATTTGCATCCCATGTTGGTCGCTTAATTGCATAAACTCGTGGATATTTATATGAAATGATATGATCTTCGTTCCATTCGATGGTGAATGTATTTCCCTCCGCATCTTCTGGAAGTTCTGGATTAATAATAAATGTATGCTTTTTTATTTCAACTTCTTTTTCAGCAACAACATCATCATATCTTTTAGAAATAAAATCTCCTGGATAGCGAGGAAATGACAGAAGCACAACCTTGCCAAAGTCTGGGAAGCGAGAGTCTACTGATGCGCGGAAGGCTTTATAGATTGCATCACCAGTCTTTGCGTTCTCATTGCCAGTATGTGACTCCTGAGCAAAGCCAGAGATCTCGTCAAGGATGGCAAGGATAAGATTAAGTCCCTCATGACTTTCTCGTTCTGAGTGTCCAGAGTATACAGTTACGTTCTTATCGAATTCCATAACGGCAACTTTTTGATTATACTTTCCTGCAAACCATGGAGATCTATTAATCTTAGTAATAAAGTTTTTGAAGAAAACGTTCTGTGCCTGCTGCGCATTGATAGCGATATTCATAATATCAATTGAGTCGCCAGGTGGCTTGCCAAAATATTTTGCTGGATCTTTTAGACAAAGGAGTTTATAAACCAAGTAAGCACAGCCAATGGTGGACGTATGATCTTTTCCTGAGCCTTTGCCCAACTGTAGGATAACTTCTGACTTAGTGTATTTCTTGTAATGTTCACGGCCTTCCTTCTCTCCCATAAAGCGAATTAGATCCTCTTCTTTATAAATCTGACTCATTGCCTCAACAAGATCTCTTTGAATTGAAGATAGTGGGGGCTGATCAAGGTAGTTTGCATCATGAAGAAATGTATCAAGATCTACTGGATCTTCTTCAAATGGCGAATCATCAAGTGCTTCAAAAAATTCACTAAAATCAAGCGTCATGAATTACAACAGCCTCCCCTGTTGGACCAGAAACTTCTGCAAGACGAGTAAGAATTTCATTTTTAATCTGTGGATATTTAGAAGCAATATCTTTGAGAATTGACATGATAAGTTCTTGCTTGCGCTCTGTTTCAAGAAGTTGTTCTGCAAGTTCTTTGTTTTCCAACAGTCCAGCCTTTTGCAACATATCGATACGCTTTGATTCGATATCAAGTACGAGTTTAATTGCAGTTGTTTTTGCAGTTAAATTACTGGTTGCAGTCGCTTCATCAATAACTTCATACGCCTGCTTAATAAGTTTGCTGTAATGCTGGTCTGCGGCTGCCAGCGCTTCTCTCGCCCTGCTTCTTACCGCCTCGCTACTGGAAGCCATTTGCTTCCATTCTTTGAGCAGAGAGGATACGCGAGCCTTTGGAATATCAAGTTCACGACTGATTTCGGTTTCGTTTAATCCCTTGATATATTCAGTTGCTACAGCATTGACCTCTTCAATGTGTGTCAAGATATCTGTCATAATGCCCTTAATTATAGCAGCGGTGGGGTAGGAATGTTGCCACCTACTTTGAAATCGGTTTCCTACCCCACCACTTAACTAATTACAATTGCTTGGAAATTTGTTGTACCAAGACTTATATTTTGCATAAACTGCTTTTGACGTATATTCTGCCTTGTGTCTACCCTTGCCGTCAATGTCCCAAGGATAAAAGGTTTTGCCATGTTGCGAAATTCGATACGCAACCATGATATTGTAATCGCGTGTGAGCATCTTCTTGGTATTCCACCAAGGCTGTTTGCCCCACGCGGCGCGATTGAATTGAAAGACGCCATAGTCTCCAGTGGAAGAAATCGCGTTAGCCCTTCCTCCACTCTCTCGCATAGCAATGGCCCATGCGATTCGCAATCCCTTGCCCTTAAAACCTGCCTCTTTCAGTTCATGAACGAGCCAGTTTTTGCAGGCCTTTGGCTTTGTTTCAGCCTTTGTATTTTCTACGACAGGCTTGATCAAAGCCTCCGTCGCAATCGGTGCAGACTTAGCATACACCTGTTCGGTGGAAGTGTTAGCAATAGCGTTAGATGAATTTAGTGTCACCAATACCGTTACCATTAACACACCTCCTAGCAGTTTCGTTATCATCTGTTTCCTCCTTGCGGCGGCAACACTCTAGACTAACACTATTCTGTGTTATTGTCAAATGGGTATATGATGTTGTGTGAAAATCATCACACTAGGTTGTCCCTGATTTTATCAAGAATAACTCCACGCAATTTGCGCTTACGGAAATTTTCATATCTATCTTTAAGTGGCTTATATGGCATCCACGATATAGATGACACCATGGACATAGCAATTCGATTTAATTCATGCGTCATCCTAAATTCTTGTAGGCTGACTTTTTTGTCAGTTAAAAAAGTAAAATATGCAATGTCTTCATTTTCTTCAAACGAAATGCTGCGATTTCCATTCCATAAATTAAATTCTGCATTCATTGGTCTAAACCAAGAACCGACATTCATTTTCCCAGGAACTATGGCCCCATCCTTAAGGTGCGGAGCATTAGTAAAATACGGAGCAGTAAGAAGCACCTCCACATCTTCTTCCGCAAAAAAGATAATATGATAGTCAAGGGTGGCCAATAGATTGTTTTCAATCGTTGGTGGGTGCTCCGTATACCAATCAAGCAGGTCGCCAGTCTCATACCGCTTATTTGGTTCAACAAGACCATTGACTACTTCTATTTCAAGGGAGGTCTTCTTTGGGGACTTCCATACGAAAACGTTATTAACAACATCTACTACTGCTGGACACTTTAAAAAGTTTTGCCTGCTCTTGTTGCTCTTGTTTCTGTTGCTAAAAAGCGTCTTCCTTAGTGGCTCTGGCTCTACAAACATAATTTGTCGATCCATGCCGTAATCTTTTTCAGTAATTACCGCCCAGTATACAGTGAGACTATCTTTGCTCATCTTTTGACCTCATGCTTGTCAACTTTTTCTGCCTCTTCTTTGGTAATGGCTTAATTCTATCTGGCCTAAACGATCTCCACCCTGAGGGAACGCCTTGACGCAATTCAAAGCAGTCAATCCATTCTGCACCATTTTCCTTGTTTCTTACAAATTCAAGGAATTTAAACTTGCATCCATGCTCGCCAGCAATCTTAATCTCTTCACCGTGCTCAATGACCCTTCCGCTTTCAAGGGTGAATGATTGCTCACGATGAAACTTGTCTGCAATTGGATTGACATACTTCTTCCTGCGTCCCATTAGTATGATCCCTCAATTCTCTTAATCTCATCTTGAATGTAGAAGACTGCCTTCTTCAAATCCTCAACGTGCTTGTCCTCATTCTTCAAACCCGCACGCCAAAGATACTTGATGGCATTGCCAATATTGTAATTACGATGACGAACAATCTGAATGCATTCCACACCAGAGGGATCGCTCGTATAATGCTTTGGGTGATTAACCATGTCTGTCATTTTAGTCCAAACTTTTTCATCTGTCGATAGATAATTTGAAGGCTTACGCCACATTCTTTGGCAATCTGTTCTGGAGACTTCTTATCTATATAAAGTCTTTTTTTCAGATATGCCTCTGAGTGATGAAGCCCAGCGTTCTTAGCCATAATTTTAGAACACCTTTCCCCAATTGTCAATAGCCCACGACCCAATTGCTATTGCATCAGCAACATCATCGTCGTCAATCTTTAAATTATATTTATCATTGACAAATCTTATGGTTCTTTGTTTTCTGAATAGTCTTTCTTGTGATTTATACCAAGACTCCGATTTGTCTGGATTTAAATCTCTAATCTTTTTCTTTTCTTCTGGAGTTAATCTTTTGTTTCCCGTCCAGTTTTGCCACTGCATTGGGCTAACACTTGCTATGTGATCTATGCCTGTAAGCGCCGCTGAAGCAACAACTGCACCGTGGCTCATTGCCAAATTCGCTGCGGTCTTTGGAGAGTTAAGATAAATTACCTGCTCAATGATCATATAATCAAGATCTTCAAACCTAGAGAAGAACGCTCTTGTCTTGTGTGAAGTATCTACTATCTTTTCGTAGATATCATTGCCAAAAAATTTAATCTTTCCATAATGCTCAAGTTGCTGATCTTTAAAGTAAGCATATGCTAAAGAGTTTGTGCTTGCATCAACACTACAAAAAGATTTTGGCTTAATTAAATTTTTCATAATCTATTATTCCCTTGAGTTCTTTCAAGGCACTATTTACTTGTTTTTCATTGACAAGGCAAGAGCCACACATCCCAGTATCATTGTAGATAGAAAGAATAGTGCCGCATCCATTTAAACAGCGCCTTTCCTTTTTTGCTAATTTTTTTCTTCTTTTTTGCTGATATCGTTCATTGACTTTTTCTTTTGTTGCCAACTCACGACAATCGGCAGAGCAATAAATCTGATAACTGACATTTGGCTCAAATTCCTCTGAGCACCAGTCACAGATTTTCATTCAAGATACTCCAAGGGTTGGATTTTGATGCTTCCCTTTTCTGCTGAAGCACAAGCATTGATAAGTGGACATGTCTTGCATACCTTTGAGTTAGATCGATATGGCTTCTGAGGAAGTTCCTTGCTCTCCCATGCCCGACGAACCTTCTTCATCCAATCAAAGGCAAGTTCTCCCCAAGCCTTATATTCTTCTGTTGGCTCAACGGTGATCGCATGAAGTTCGTGAGTATTCTTGTTTTCATAAAGAAGAACGCCCAACTTCTTGCCAAGAACCTTCATATAAATAATCAACTGCATCAAGTGGTAGTTCGGTGGCTTGGCATGTCGTCTGTAAGCAAATGACTCCTCCTTCATTGTCTTAATTTCAAGTACGGGCTGCTCCTCTCCCCACTGAATGATTGCATCAGCAAAGCCAAAGATTGGTGGGTCTTGTGATCGAATTGGCTTCTCTTCTTCAACCATAATGCCTGAATCAACGATAGCCTTTTGAATTCTCTTATGACGATCTGTACCGCTATCCATATTTGCTACTGCATATGCATCAGCATGATCTTCAAATTCCGCGCCTTCAAATGCCAAGAACCAGTATCTTGGGCAAGCACCATTTCCATAGACGAGGGTTGAAGGACTGAATGTTTTCTTTGTCTTAAACTCTGTTCCTCTGGTTGCAGTATATCCAGTTTCAATCTTTGCGATAAGAGCCTTGATATCGATTGGTCCTTCTGGCTGCTTGTCTAAAACCTGTTTCAAAAAATTCTTTGCCATTATTATCCTTAATTTAGGGTTAAATTGTATCATTTCAATATAAACTTTAGTGCGGCTACGGTCTTGTCAATTTCAGCAGCGGCAGTATAATAAAGATTTTTCTTTGCTCTGTCGCTCTTGTCAACATTTGCCATCCACGTTGCCTTCATCGACAACTTTGCCGCAATAGCCTGCAAGCGCACAATCTCTACGGTTGCAATATGCGGAGGAATATCTGGCTTAATGATTACCTTTGCAATAAATTCAAGTGCTGCCGTAAGTTCTGGATCATCCATATACTCTGCAATAGTATAAAGATCGTTGATTTGCTCAAGCGTTGTCTGTGTCATTTTCGACTAACCTTTCAAACTCAGACCATTCAATTATAGCAAGCCTTGTCTTTCCATCAAGCACGAGGCAAATGGCTGGAGACTTCTTTCTATCAACCTTTAGGGTGTCTGTGACGACCTTGGCCCATACATCTTGAGTGATGCTAAAAGACTTTGCGAACTCTTTAAAATCAAGAACATAGTTGCTCCAACTAGCATCCCCTTTAGTATAATTTCTGCCAGAATTTTTGTGGAGTTTTGCTCCAATTCTTTTTGCTTCACCTCGTTCACTCACTAGTATCCCTTCCCATAAAGATTGACTTTAGAGACAAACTTACAGTCACACATCCAAGTAAAGTCATAGGTGTCTTTCCAGAATCTTGCCTTCTCAACTTCTGATCCACACTTTTGGCAGAAGAACTTTCCTTGATACGCAGTATATTTACTCACCAAATACCTTCTTAACTAGTGCCTCTTGCATGTCAAGGTTTTCCTTAACTCCTAAGACTAACTTGTCCCTTCCTTGGAATCGCTCTCCTTCACAGGTATACCACGCCCCGCCTCTCTCAATGAAGCCAAGACCTTCTGCTGTATCAACGAGATCTGCAACGGAGTCAACTCCCAAGTCCTTTCCTCTAAAGTAAAAATCATATTCACCCGTTTGGAATGCAGGAGATGTTTTACTAAATTGTACTTCCCATCGAACCTTGCGACCGACCTTTTCTTCAATGATCTTATCGCCAACATAGATCTTTCCTTTGATGGCTTGATTCTCTGATTCAGACGAGAAAAGTTTAATAATGGTAGACGAATAGAACTTGACTGCCATTCCGCCCGTAGGCTGCTGTGTGGCGTACATTGCACCAATATTATTGCGAGCCTGACTAATAAGAATTAACAGCGTAGGCTTCTCTTGATTATTTGCATAGTTAAGCATCTTGACAGCGTTGGTCATATCTCTAGCCTCTGCACCAATCTGCTTAGTGTTCTCCAACTGCTTGAGTTCGTCAGAGTCCTTCTCAAAGTAGATCGCTGGAAGTAGTGCTGAGATACTATCTACCACGATAATATCCACGCCAGCCTTCATAAGATCCGTACCTACATCCACCATATCGTTCACTGTACGAGCGGTTGAGACAATTAAGTTGTCTACGTTTACGCCCAACTGTGCAGCCCATTCGGGGGAGAATGTCATTTCTGCGTCGATCCATGCACATACCTTTCCTTCCTCTTGAGCCTTAGCAATTGTTTGTAGCAAGAAAGATGACTTGCCACTTGACTTGTTGCCCCAAACAAGAACTTGACGACCGTATGGCAGTCCACCATTGAGAGCACGATTGAGTCCATAACTTGGTGTTTGTGCAAACTGTGTGTGCTCAATCTCAGAACCTAGACTGATCTTCTTGCGCAACTTAGGATTAAGATTGGCAAGCACATCGTTGATATCTGTCACGCTAAAACTCCATGCATCTTTGGACGCTTGGTGTTGGTGTGCGCCTTGGAAAGAAGAACTGCCTGTAGCGAATCTGTTACTGCTCCATCGCGGAACATACCAGCATATAGATCAAGGACGCGGATAAGAATATCAGCAAATTCTTCAACAATCTTGTCCTGTCCCTTCTCCTTACGAATTGCTTCAAGCACCTCACTTACTTCAGAATGAACCATAGCGAGTTGCTTGAGATAAAAGACAACATGATTGTCTTCTGTATTGGGCTCCCAGAAGCCCTTGTTGACTGCATTTGCATGTAGATCAAATGCGAGTTCATCTAGATCGATCACTCTACTACCTCCTTGAAAACTATATCTTCGTCTTTTGAAAGATTGTAATTAATTTTATACGCATTGCCCTCTTCAATACGAGTGTATGCCATAGCAAATGCAGTGGGAAACACAATCATGCTCAACAGTTCTCTGCCGCTATCTGCAACAACGAGACTTGCCATTCTTTTCCCTGCCTTTGTAATACGAGGCTTAAAGGATAGCACGAAATACTCATCATTGCCATAGGGCAACTGCTTATAATTTAAGAATCTAATGAGCGGAGACTTGCTCTCTCGTATCTCATCAACAGGAACCGCTTCCACGATTCTGTTAGATCCAACAAGAATAATATAAGTTCTACCTGCTTCAATCTTAGTTTCCTCTTCATCAAATATTCCTACGCTTCCTGTGCTGTCCAATAGTTCTACGCGACTCCAGCCCTTGCCGCGCTTGATGCTGCGAACCACGCCCATCATAATGAATGCGCCCTTCTCATCGAACTCATCTGATGTAGTGATATATGCATGATAGTGCTGTGGAACCTGCATGTTGAATTCTGGAAGATTAAGATACTCATACATATTCTCCTTGATCTCTTCCTCATTGCGAGGATTATCAGGGAATGTAAGAGCGCCAACCTTCTTCAACGCTTCCAGTGCTCTTGAGTTAACTCCATTTCCTTTTGTGAAAGTGAACTCTTGAACGGCTTGGTAAGACTTGAAAGGCCTACCAGCAATATATCGCTCAGCGATTTTATCAGAAATGAACTTAATTGACGATAACCCAAAGCGGATTCCCTTTCCTTCAATCTTAAAATCAATATCGGAATCATTAATGTGTGGTAAACGCATAGGAATTCCCATACGCTTTGCCTCAATCAGATACTCTGTGCGAGCATCCTTGTCCTTCTCATTCTTAAGAAGAGCAAACATAAATTCTAGTGGATAATAATACTTTAGCCATGCCGTCCAGTACGACACAGTTGAGTAAGCGACCGCATGAGACTTATTGAACGAGTACCCTGCGTGGGCCTCAAAATCATGCCACATCTTTTCAGCAGCCGACCCACCAAGCGGCCCAGTAGCATTCCGAACAAATAACTCCTTGAACTGGTCAAACTCACGGGCATCCTTCTTCTTACCAATAATCTTGCGAACCTTATTGGCCTCACCCATGGTCATGCCGCCAAGTTTCACACAAGCAAGCATAACTTGCTCTTGATAAAGAATTGTACCGTAAGTATCCTCAGTGAAGTCCTTCATGATGGGGCTAGGATAAACAATACCCTGCTTACCCTGCTTGCGCAGAATATAATCTTTACCAATAGTATTCATAGCACCAGGCCGAACAAGCGCATTAGAAGCAACTAATTCATCAAACTTGTTTACACCCATCTTGATAAGAAGATTTGTATAGGGAGTTGCTTCACACTGGAATACGCCTTTAGTATGTCCATCAGAAAGCATGTTATAAATGTTGCGATCCTCTATGTCGATTTTATGGAGATTTGGTCGCTTTCCAGTTCGCTCTTCAATGATCGACAGACAATCATTAATAACTGTAAGAGTCTTGAGTCCCAGAGCGTCGATCTTAATGAGGCCAATGTCTGCGGCCTCTTCCATGTCTACCGCGACCACAGGGAGGCGCACATCGCTTCCTGTGACGTTACGAGTCTCCATGGGAGCGATCTTTGAGATAGGAAGTTTTGATGTTACCACGCCAGCAGCGTGAACACCTGTGCCACGAATACGTCCTCTTAGTTGCTCTCCATAAGTTTCTACCTCTGGATATTTCTCACGGAACCACTGGACATTCTTAGACGTTAGATATTCCTCCCAAGTATCCACTGCCTTAAGCGCACGATTAACATCAGACAGCGGAATGTTGAGGACACGGCTAACATCTCTGACGACTCCCTTATCCTTGAAAGATAAGAAGGTTGCAATTGATGCGACATGCTTATACTGCCTCTCTAGATACTGCTTCACTTCCTCGCGGCGTGAATCCTGAATGTCAGAATCAACATCTGGGAAATCATCTCGTTCTGGATCAATGAATCGGAAGAACAGCAGCCCATGCTTAATTGGATCAACATCTGTGATTCCAAGTGCGTAACAGACGAGTGAGCCTGCGCTAGATCCACGACCTGGACCTACCATAATGTCATTCTTCTTTGCCCAATTTAGCATGTTCTGAACAACAATAAAGTATGAGGCAAACTTCTTCTGCTTGATGATCTCTAACTCTTCCTCAAGACGGTCAAGGTACTGCTGATCATCAATGCCCTTGGCCTTCAGGCCAGACAATGCTTGCTTGCGAATAGTTGCGTCAGGATCTTTATGCTCAACGGGAAGAAGATTAAGATTGTGATACAGAGAATATTCTTCTACCTTGTCTGCAATCATGTATGTATTGGTAAACATATCTTCACGGGCATCGTTTCCCATGCCCTCCCACATTTCCTCACCACTGAGAAGATGAATGTCAAACTTATTAAATGAAAGCGCACGGTCTTTGCCATAAAGATAGTCAAGTCGCTCCATCATATCCTTGATCTTAAGCGATCCTTGATATGTTGCCTCACCATTCAACTTAGCGTGGGTGTTAAGCAGGAGAACCATCTCCTGAATAACCTTCTGATCTTTTGTGGCATGATGACAGTCAGGCGTCACAACTACGTTGTATCCCCCAGCATCTGCGAGTTGCATAAGCGCCTTGTTCATTCCGTCTGTATTATGTGGCATAACCTCAACAAAGAAATCATCGCCAAATCGCTCACCAAACCACTGAAGGTGCTGCTTGGCAACTGCATATTCGTCTGCTTCAATTGCCTTGTTTAGCAATCCTGACATGCAGGCTGATCCAATAATTAGACCATCCTTATACTTTTCTAGAACGTCCCAGTCAATGCGTGGCTTCTTGTAGTAGCCCTCGTTCCAAGCAATCTCTGATAGGCGAGAAAGATTCTCAAGCCCTTGATCATTCTTGGCAATAACAATAATATGATTATAAACAAGATCTAGCGGGGTGGTTCGCTCTGCCTTATCTCGCGTATCAAATCGATCACCCGTAAAGTACATCTCTTGGCCCACGATTGGCTTGATGCCATGAGCACGCATTGTACGAATCCAGTCTCGGTGACCAGAACTTGTCCCATGATTTGTTTGTGCTGCGGCAGACATGTTAAGTTCTTTTGCACGAAGCGCATAATCTTCTGGTGTTGCTGTTCCATCGAAAATCGAATAGTGATCGTGCATATGTAATGGAATATAATTAACATTAATCTGGTCGCCCACGAAAAATCCCTTTTCTATATTATCAGGTTTGCTTTATATATAAAAATATAATCTATGGTTAGATGTACTTCTTTCTTGTCCAAAAGAACTTCTTATAGGCGTTATCAAATACTGCGTCCATTAAAGTTGCTTTCCTTAAAAATCTTTCACGATCAACATCAACGATTTCCATTACCCATTCGTCTTCTCTTTTGAATGGAAATACTTGCATCATTGGTGTACCTCTTTTTATGGTTCCTTTAAAGCCCTTCTTTATAAAGAAAGAATATGGAGACATTGCTGTGTATTCATCGGTGTCAACTATAGCATCTACCATGTAGAAAGGCAAATCCGTTCGACTAAATGGATGCGTAAAAAGAGAACTGTAACCCTTTGGCGTTCTAATGCCCCAGTAGTGATTCCACTTTAGTACCTGCTCATGAAAATCAAATGCTGACTGATATCCCTTTGCTGCCTCAATGTTTTGAGCAAGAGCATATTTCAAATGATCAACATCAGCATCCTTGCCTAGAAAGTTCATATGCTCAATGATAACTCTGTCACCCGTTGCGTCAATAAAAGTATCAACGGGAACAAATAGTGTATATCCAGAATACATAGCATCCTCAACCGCAGGACACTTCCTCATAGTGCCAATCTTCCCACCGCTTCTAAGATTGATTGGATGGTGTGGTACTGGACAGTTTAGGTGTGGTTCATCACTAATAAACTTATCCATTTTCTTCCACCATTCTGGTCGTGCATACTTTGCTGGCACTGGCTTTGGTGGATCAAGTCTTGGCAGCATGTTTTCAAAATAAATTGTTGGCATTTTAGTTGAACCTCTTCCTTACCCAAAAAAAGTTTTTATAAGTTCGATAGAACTTTATCTTTATGCCATTCCAGTTAAGATCCCACTTTTTTTCATTTTTTGGAATTACACTTGAATTCCATACTTCCTCGCGCTTAAATGGCATAACTTGCAACATTGGCGTTCCTGCTTCAATGACGCCCTTGAAACCCAATTTAATAAAGATAATTACTGTCCAAAAGGCAGTATATGTGTCTGTATCTACTAG